CGCCGCCGCCACCTGCTCGTGTTACAGAGGATCCCGTGATAGAAGAAGCTGTGCCTGCTCCACCAGCACCTCCTTGAGAACCTGCGCTCACACCTCCAGAGCTTGCGCCGCCACCGCCGGCACCCCATTTATTGCCTGAATTGCCAGAGCCACCATTTGTTCCTTGTGCAGGGGAAGTATTGGGAGTATTTCCTGTGCCAGAGGTTGTTTTAACGCCACCGCCACCACCGCCGGATCCGCCACTGCCGGCAGTAGCTCCTGGATTTCCACCGCTGCCAAAACCGCCGCCTGCAGCAATGGTGGAGTTAAATTCTGAATCAGAACCTTTTGTGGCATCTGCTGGAGAACCAGCTGTTGTACCACCAGCGCCACCACCACCAACTGTAACTGTATATGTGGTTCCTGTAGTTAAAGATTGAGACGTCAGTTCTCTATAACCACCTGCACCGCCGCCACCTCCGCAAGCATGACCACCTCCGCCACCACCACCTGCAACAACTAGGTAGTCAACAGTAATTGGCTTGGCAGTTGACGCTAACAATAATGCAATAGCACTTCCTGGAATGCTCATGGTGCAACCTCCAACTTATTTTGAATACTGCCGTTGAATTTCAGCGAACGTTCGATCTTGTACTGCGGTGTTCCGCCAGCAGCAAGCAGGTTATTGACGCTTCCAGGTACTCCCATGATTAGCCCAGGTTGGTAATCAGAGTAGCCGTGATTGCAGTCGTGGACTGAACTGAGTACACCAAGCAATCTCGGGCACTGGCGGTAGTCGTAAGCGTCGGCGCGGTTCCTCCGGTAAAGTCCCACGCACTGCCATACGCTAGCGTTCTACTTCCTGTGCCATCTTGCGTAATCCAAATCGCTCCTGACTGCCCAGCCACCAAGTTGGTTGGGTTGGCAAGTGTTCTCGATCCACCGAGCGTGACCGAAAAATTATTTGCCAGGCTGAAATCTGCGGTGATCGTGGCGGCATCGGTCAACGCCGTGATCGCCCCACGCTGCGCTGCCGTGTAGGTCTGCGTTACGTCCGTCTTGGCGGTGTCGGCGTCATAGGCCTGGACGCTGACGCCAATCGCCGCATCGTTTAGCAGGTCATCGACATCCACCACCTGAGTGCTGGACTGGAGCTGATCAACCTTGACTTTTCCGAAGGCCATTAGAAAACCACCCAGGTAGCGTTTGCAGGAACGGTCACTGCGTAAGTGGCAGCAACCTCAACCGGGCCAACGGAGACCCCGTTGAAGCCGGTGCTAAGCGTCAGGTTGGCGCTGATCACCTGAGCGGTTTCAGCGATTGGCTTGCTGCCCCCGCCAATCTCAACGATGCTCTCGGCGCCGTCGTTCTTCTTAAAAAACGCCTTCCCGTCGTAGGTGTTGAGCGCAAGTTCGCCCAACGCCAGGTCGCTGGTCGTTGGAACCTTGCCGGGCACGGCGCTGCGTTTGATCTTGATTGTTTGTGCCATGTGGCTTCCCGTTGGTTGCTATAAAGCTGGAATCAGTTCAAGTCGGCTGGTTTAATGCCCTTCAGGCATCAGAACGTGCCGCCATCCACCACTTCCACCGAAATGGTGACAAAACCATTGCCGGCGTCCTTGATCCAGCTCAGGCTGCTGTTAAGGCGGATCACGCCATCGGTGCCGTCAGTGCCGTAGATGTAACCGGCGGTGCCGCCGCTCACGATCGCCACCTTCTCGTCAGTGTCGCTGTCGGGGATGTTGAGCGCTGTTTTGAAGCTGTTAAAGGTGATCTTCTTTTCTTTCTGGCCGCTGCTCTCGCTGGCATCGTGGATGAGGATCAGATCCTCGGCGCCGCTGATTGCGCTGAGAGTGGTCAGGTCATCAACAGCAGGCACCACCGTCAGCTTGGTGGTGGCATTGGTGGCGACGTGAAGCGTTCCGCGATCGGTGGTGATGTGCGGCTCACCGGCCAACATCCCGGTGGTTGGCAGATTGGTCTTAAGACCCCGCTTGAGCTGGAGGCGTGCCATTAGGTCACGGTGAGCGTTGGCCTAACTTGCCCGCCCTAGCGCTAGTTAAACGTGCCCCCATCCACTGTTGGCACCCATTCGGCCTGATAGTTGGCAGTGCCGTTCTTCAGCAGCACGTTGCCAACTGCACCACCTGTAGGCAGCGGCGCACGATCGCGTGCCTCAAAGGTGTCTGCTGTGGCATCCCAGGCCAGCACCGAATCCTCGATCAGCCCCGTGGTTTCCACATCCGTGAGATCAGCCAGGCCCAGTGACACATCGCCCGTCTGCCCGTTGACACTTTGCACCACCGACGTTTGCGGCAGCACCACATCCACGATCTGCCCATCCTTCGGCAGGGGGATGCGCAACTGGGATTGACGCCGTGGGCCGATCCCTTCGGTGACGGCCAAAATCAACGCCGTGGTGCCAGCAAACAGCGACTGCACCAACGTGGTGGCGCCTGCAATGTCACCACCGCCCCAGTCGATTAGAAAGACATTCCATGTCTCCAGAAATGGGCTGTTTCTGTATTGCTGCTGCGCTTCTAAGTCCGGCACGCTGCTGATCACTACCTCCAGCCCCGTGACAGTCAGACCAGCAGGCAGCCCTTCGCCAGGATCCCGCACCACCAACGCGGGGGTGCTGCTGCCATTGGCCAGGGTGTAGGTGCCGAGGTGATTGGTGAGAGCCGTGGCCAGGGCTCCCCGTAGCGCCAGGATGTCCACGCCTTTTAGCTTGAACTTGCCCCTAGCAGCTTTTCGCTGCGGTCTTGGTTCACCAGCAGCACAGCCGCTTCAAAATGCACCGGCTGAAGGTTGGCCGGTAGCTTGAGGCGATAGCTAAGCAGGGGCCGGTCTACATCCTGCAGCTCCAGCACGGTGCCCGGCTGGTGCCCTTTGGACGCCAGGAACACACGCAGGTTTGCACCTTCCCAGCTTGGGGCAACAGCAACCACCGTTCGATCATAATTGACGAGGGCACGGATCTCTGGCACCTCTGCATCCACACCAGAGCGCTTAAGCACATCTCGCCAGATGCCCATCAACAACGGCGGTAGCTTTTCCTCATGGCGTAGTGCTAGGCAGATGTGCGCCACCACAGGCGGCAGCTCATCGCCCTCCTCTTTCTTCTCCTGCTCAGAGAAGAACAACCAATCGCGGTAGCTGGTCGCTTTGCTCTTGCGGGCATCGCGGTTGATGTTGAACAGCAGACTGCTGATCTGTGCCCCCTGCATCTCCATTAGCTGCGCTTCGCCGCGCTCCAGCTCCAGCAGTCGCCGATGAGCCGCCAAGACCACTTGCACCTTCTCTTGGCCAAAGGTCGAGCGGTGGAACTGGCCGGGGAAGGCACGGCACAACGCCCAGAACAGGGCGCCCCAATCTATGCGGCTTGGTTTCCAGTCCCCGGCCGCTGCTTTTTTATTTCCTCTTCAGACGGTGGCGCTGCGCTGTCGGGTTCTTGCCCCTGGCGCTCTTCTTCAAAGAAGGCGAACAGGCTATCAAGCAATGGCTGAGGCAGCTTGAGCGTGTCTTGACTGCTCCAGTTGGGGCGATCAAGGCGGTTCTGGATTAAGGCGGTGACGCTGGCGAGCATCCGCTGGCGACCGCGTTGGATCCAGCTGCGAGTCAGCTCGGCAATCTGCGGCAGGTACTTCAGCCGAATCGCATCCTGCTCAGCGCGCAGGGTGCTGCCAACTGCAGCAGCTTCCACCAAGGCATAGGCCTCTGAAATGCTGATCTCCTGCTCAGCGCTGATCTGCTGTGCCAACTTGGCGGCGATCACCACCGCTGGGTCGTTGTCGGCGCTTAGGTCACTGACAGCGATCACCTCAGCGACCTGCAGCGAGCCCAGTACAGGCAGCTCCAGGATGCCGGTGCTCTTGGTGCCGATCCTGCGACTCTTGCGTTTGGTGGGCGCAACAACAAAGGGAAGATCGAGGCTCATGCGCTCAGGCCATAGTTGATCTTGTCCAGTGCGCTCATCCCCTGCAGGGTGCCGGAGGTAAGGTTTCCGCTGCCGCGCATCCCGCCGCCGTGACCGTTAGAGGTGGGTGCAAAGAAATGGCCATAGACCGAATGGGTCTTCAGCTGCTCCAGGTAGGCGACAGGGGTGAGTGGATCACCGTTGTCGGTGAGCATGGCCTCGCCTTTGGCGTTGACCACCTGCACCTCGCCCGTGTCGCTAATGGCAAAGCGACTGCCTACGGCGCCCATCAGGGCATCGAAATAAGTCGTGCCATCTTCAGCGCCACCTGTCCGGCCACCAGCGGCCTGAAACGCATTGGCGAGGGCCTGCTTGCGGTACAGCTCGGTCTTCTCGGCCAGCACCTCATTGAGCTTCTGGTCTTTAATCTTGACTTGCTGAACAGCTTCAGCCTTGGCTGCTTCAGCAGCCTCTTTGATGCGCTGATCCATTTCAGCGCGTAGGCGTTCTTCACGCTCCTGCGCTTCTTTGATGCCCCGCAGTTGATCGGGCTCTAGGCCTTGAAGTTGTTGCTCTAGGGCCTTGAGGCGACGTTCGGCTGCTTTGCGAGCATCGCGTTCTTTCTCCAGGGCGGCTAGGCCAGGAGTGCCAAGCGCCTCAGCGGTGGAACTGGCTGGTGGGGCGTCAAGGTCGGTGGATTGGTCCAAGTCCGTGGTGTCGGACATAGATAGCGGTGACTACCCAAAAGGCTAGCAGTGGCTAGTCAGAAATCAAGTAATGGGTGCTATAAAAGCTAAATAACGGGCTGCCAGCAACCAACGGGCGATAGGAGTTGCTGACAAAATAGGTGGGATCAGTCGTAGGAAAGCCACTGACGTGTTCAAAGGCCAGTTCGAAACCCGGATTATTTGGCGGTGTGACTGCTTGGGTGATTCCGGCTTGGTCTTCGGCCAAGAGCCCACTCACATCGAGCAAGTCTTCCAACGGCTGAACATCGCTTGGGGTGTAGGAGGCAAAAGATCCAGGCACATTGGCTCCGAGCAAGCTGTAGCCCTGACAGCTCAGCCAGGCTGGATCCAGGGTACTCAGTTCGTGAACATTGCCATTTCGCAACACCCGCTGCCCAGTTGTAAGATTAACGCCGGCTATGTTATTAAGTTTTAAACGTGCCTCAAAGGGTTGCTTAGACTGGTTGAAAAAATTAGGCGCTGCTACGTTTTTACCATCTAAGGCGCCAACTGAAATTAAATCAGGAGTTCCTCGGTCTCCGTCCGTATTAAGAGTCTGGGTGTAGGAGTAGGGGCCAAGCGATCCGCTGTGCAAGTTGCTCAGGTATGACCACGCGCTTTGCCCGCACGCTTTGAAAGGATGAGAATTTGGCAGGCTGGCACTGATAGCTTCTTTAAAGCCCGTGTAAGTTCCATTGCGGGTATATTCGTAAACTGCGCCTAGTGCAAGTACAGTTATATTGCTTAAAGAGCTGGTATAAAGAGAAGAGGTGCCGTGCTCAATGCTGCCATTACTCAAGTCTACGCTAACTGTTAGCAGGTCGTAGCTAGCCGAAGCCGCAAATGGGTCGACGCTGTTGCTGCTGGTCACTAGACCAAATAAATCCGGGAAACTCTCAGGCTGTGGATGCACAAGCACAAAGAGCACTGTATAGCTGGCTTCAAACCTCGACGTGCGCAGCAGTGTGCAGTAAAGCTTGCCATCAATGACCTGCTCTGCAACTCGCACTGTTTCATTAATCCGCTGTCCATACCATTGTGTATCAAGAATAGTTTTTGTCATCCAGGTAGGATATTCGTTATTAACGTAATCTACTGCTGCAGCAATAAATCCAGGATCTTGATCCGAGGGAAGCGCTGGCGGGCTCAACTCCCACGGTGCAAACTCTGCAACCTTTCCCTGGCTGCCGGTGTAAACCTTAACTGTTCGGACTATCTCGGAACCTGAGAACGGCTGGGTGACGAAATAAACCGGCTTAAGCTGAGGCCCGCCGCCGCGCCGTGCGCCGGGGCGATACCGTGCAACAGGCCTAACCACGCAGCGTCTTCAGCGCCTCCGCCGCTGCCAGCTTTGCCTGATACCGCAGGTTCAACGCAATCCGGTTGGCCTCTACCTGCTCCTGCAGCCGCTGGCGCAGCTCGTCATTGCCGCTGCCACCCGTCACCACCACATTCACCGGGCTGTCAGCCATCAGTCATTCACCGCGAGCTTGACGCTGTAGCCAATCGTCTGGCCATCACTGATGGTCACTGCGGCGTTCTCAGTCAATACGCCGTAGACGCTGCCATTGCACTTGCGCACGAGGAGCGTGCCGCTGCCGGTGCTGGTGATGTTTACGAGGTTGCCGCTGGCCACAGGCGTGGCGGTGTGCAACGTGATCGTGGAGCTGGTGACGCTATCGACAAAATACAGCGTGCCAGCCGTCAGCCCACCAGGCAGCGTGCCACCACTGTTGGCTGTAACGGTGACGGCATCACCATCAGCGAGGCCATGGCTGGCCACGGTGATCACATCCGTGCTGGGGTTCACGTCCGTGCTGGCGGTGATCGGTCCACCGGCCTGGCCATCAGCTGCCGCATTGAGCAGCAGCACCACATGGGTGTAATTCAGGCTACCGCCTGAGGCTGCAAACTCGACTGACATCAAGGGTTGCTCTTGCCGTGCAGCGCTAGCGCTATAAGCGCCGACCGTCAGCGCAGCGCTCTGGAAGCGGGCGTAGCCGTTGGTGCCTTCCACCAGCTCATGCTGCAGCCAGGTGGCGATGCCAGCTTCTGTGGATGGTGCCGTAGCGGCATTGACCAATGCGGCAGTAAGCACTTTGCCGCTGTAAGCCTCGGACATGACGCGGGCTAGTTCGGCCTGCGTGACGGCGGTGGTGACGGCCATTGATAAAACCCTGTGCCTCAAGTTGCCTTAAGCCAGTGGGAAGAATCAGCGTTGCCCTTACTCCACCGGGATGACGCTGGCCGCAGGCAGCACAAACCATGCGGTGCTGTTGATGCTGCCGAAAATCCAACTCTTGTTGGCAGCGGGGACTGGTGCGGGGTTGGGGTTGAGCACTGCGCTGGCGCTATAGACGTTGAAAAGGCCGGTGTTGTCGGGCGAAACGCCCATACGGACCTCGAAAACATGGAAGCCGTCAAACACCGATGCCTTAAAGAACGCCACTTCCCACACGCGGTAGATCGTGCCGGTGTTGGTGGCGCTGGTGTTGCCCTCCACGCGAACGCGGAAGGTGTTGGGGGTAGAGCGCACAAACACCTTTTGCATGGAGTCGTCGGTGGCGTTGATGAAGATCTTGGGAAGGGAAGGGTTGCCATTACCCAGCCCGGTGAATTGACTTGAACCGGCACCAAAGGTGATATAGCCGTTAGGGCTGAGCCAGAAGCTGGTGTAGGAAACGCCGTTGAAGAGGAACGGGAATGACATCCCCGTGACTTCTAGCGGAGTGTCATCGACGTTACCGTTGAAGACTTGCGTCCAGCCTGCTGGGGTTGAGGTAGTGACGCCGCTGCCGGCAAGAGGCACAGCGTCGCCAAAGGCGATGTCAAAGGCAAAGTTTTCCAGCTCCAGCACCACCTCAGGCGACAACGCCTGCACTGCGTCAAGCTGCAAACGCACCTGCAGTTGCTCGCTGTTCTCCAGTTCCAGCACCACCTCAGGCGACAACGCCTGCACTGCCTCCAGCTGCAAGCGCATCTGCAGATCCGGACTATCCATGAGGCGGTTGATGCCCAGCGGCACCGTGATCGCCTCCAGCTGTAGCCGCACTTGCAAGCTGGTCACGATGATCGGCTTAAACGGCAGTGCCAGCTCGATCGGCTCTAGCTCAGTTTCAAATACCTCTGATTCGTCATCCGGCAACGCATTGAGCAGGGCATTGATCGCTGCTTGATCGCTCACATCCACCGGGTCGATCACGGTGATGCTGTTAGCCGGCGGCTGCGGGCCATTCACCACTAACGCTGGTGGCGTTGGCAGCGCAGTAGTGTTAGGTGCCACGGGCGTCCAGCGCGGCCCGTTCACATCCCCGCCCGCCAGGCCCCAATAGAGGGCATCAGTGGAGACCATGCAGCTGTTGGCGTCAAACGCAAAGCTGGTGCCATTGAGCCGATACGTTGCCGTGATGCCATTGCTGCTAAGGTGAAATGGATGCAACGGATTGCTGGGCAGGATGCCAAGGCCGGTGGTCACCTGCATGCCAAGCCGGTGACCGATCAGCAATTGGTTCTGTTCCATGGCATAACGGGCAGCCTCACTTACGGCCTCACCGTCGCTGATGGTGCCATCGTCGTTCACGATGTCATCCGAGAGGAACGGCACGCTAAATACTTGGCTGTTGTTGGGCCGTTGCTCTGGTTCCGGACCCACCTGAATCCTGCTGCCACCTTGGATCACCACATCTGCGTTCTGATATGGAGCCAAGTAGTCAGGCACAGGCTTTTCTTTGCCCTCCTGCTGCACGTCGCGGGTGACCACCTCGAAATCTTCCAATACCAGAGGGAAGAATTGGTTGATCAACGGCGCTGGATTGATTGATTGGCCGATGAGCTTGCTAGCAGCAGCACTGATTGCTTGCTGCCCCATCTGCGTCAGTCCATAAGCCACATAAGTGGTCTTCACTTCCCGCATCACATTCTCGCCGTACAGAAATTGTGTGCGGATCACAGAGGATATCTGCTCGCCTGAGGGGATACTGCTCAGCTTGGTGTAATCCTTAATCCCACACCGTCCAAGCGCTTCAAGATAAGACATCGTCTCAGTGGCAACGTGCACTGTGACGCGGAAGGTTGGCAGCTTGGGGAGCAACACCACCCGGTATTTTGCGACAATGGGGGGAGTGTTGCTTAACGGATCATTAGCAGTAAGATTGGCGATTGCTGATTGAACCTCATTGTCTGCCTGCTCTTCCTCTTTATCCGTCAGCGGCGGCGGATCAATTTTTTGGTACTCGTATTGATCCACCTTGCGGCTAGTGATCGGCGTGGTGGCAGCGCTATTGCCCTGTGCGCGTAGCTCAGAGATTCGTAACAGTGTGCCACTAACATTAGATCCAGCATTGAGCTGCGCCTGCAGACTATCTGCTGTATTCAGATAATCCTGCACCAGCTGGCTGTTGACCTTGACCGCAGCAGTGGTGGTCTCAGCTCTGCGCTCTAGCGTGCGATTGTCGGGCTCAGCCTTTTGCTCACTGGTGATCACCGTCTCAGTAATCGGGAAGCTTTTCGTGCTGCCGTTCTTCAAAGTGACCTTAACGGCTGTCTGGGTTGACATGCCGTTGTTGTCCCAGCTGGCCGTAAAGGCCCCCAGTGCTTTATTTTCAATATCAACGCCAGGGGCAAAAAGGGCTTGTGGCGTCAGTGCTTCTTGACCAATATGAACGCCAGGGGTGTAAATGGCTTGCGGCGGCTGCTCCTCTTCGATCTGCTTTGCCGTGCCGGTGCCAGTGGGATTCTCCGTAAAGTCCACCCCTCCGGTGTTGGGGTTGATGTCCACCACCTGCTCGAATGTCACCACTGGGCCATTGGTTGGCAGGTTGGCGTAGGGGATCGCCTCTAGCTCGTTCTGTGCATCGAGGTAGCCGACATGGCCGGCACTGGCCAGCATGTCTGAAAGCGTCTCGATGTAGTCCTCACAATAAAGGTCCGTGATTTGCTGGTTGATCGTCCAGGTGCCAAGCGATTTGACGGTGATGCCGACGCGATCGCAAATCAGTGCCGCAGCTTCATGCAGGTCCATCGTTGGAGCAGTTCTCAGCTCACCACGGTTCAAGCCATCGAGCAGGTTGCTGCTGACCACCCCGCCGCCTTTGCCGCGCTCGTAGGCCAGATCATTGGCCAACTGCACCTGGGTTTGATTGCTAAGCGGATTGGCAAACGCCTGCGTCACCTTGAAGTGGCTCCTGGGAAACCGCGCCACCGTGCCGCCATCTGGGGTGACATAGCCCAGCGTCACCCGATCGCCCATGGCCGGTGTGATCAGCCCAGCAATCACGACCTCGCCAGTGCTGAAGATCAACCCTTGATTTTGAATGTGGTCATCACGCACGCTGCCCGAGATGACAGGACCCAAGTTGCAGATCACCTGGGCGCGAACATCAAGCACCATTAGACCTCTTCCACCGTGATGCTTACGGTCCAGATGTTGGTCTTGAGTCCACCGACGATCCGCGCTTCAACGCTGGCGGTGGGCGGTGAAGTCGGCCACCAGCTGCCAGCAGCAGGCGTGCTCTGGACTGTCGTTGCCACCCAGTTGCGCAGCGTCGTAAAGGCCGCTTCGTCGGCCACCGTGCCCGTGATCTGCTGCACTCTGGAGCTACGCAGCGGCCCTTGGATGTAAGGGAAGCCACCAGCGGTGCGCTCCAGCGTTGGCAGGTCGTCCAGAGTCTCCATTGAGTCACTGAGCGTGATCACAACTCCGCCCAGGGTGACGGTGCCCAGGTCTGGGTTGAGCGCATCACCTGCGGCGGCATCCTTCTCCAGTGCCTTTTTGGCAACCGCCAGTGCCTTGGTGGCATCCACCAGCGTGGCGCTTACCTGGACGTAGACACCCAGCTGCTCAAACGTTGGCGCCTCAGTGAACCAGCACGCCACCGAGCTAGCGGTGATGCCATTGGCAGAGGCAGAGAGGGTCACCGTGCTGCCGACGGTGCCACTGACCAGCGAATCAGGATCCGCTTGCCGTGCCGCTAGCCAGGTGTCAAAAATGCTTTTGAACTGGCTTAGCTGCGTGCTGTTGAGCAGCCCGCTAAGCGTCCAGCTGGGTGCCACCAGCCCTCGCCGCACGTCATCTGCTTCGTAGCCAAACGGCTGAGCAGTAAGGGTCTTGATCTGTAGCCCGTTAATGGTGACGCTCATCTCACCTTGAGGTGCCGCTCACCACTGCTGCACTTGAGTTGCCCCGGCTGCTACCGCTGTTGTTGACGGTGACGTTGACGGTGGGCGGTCGGCTGGTGTTGGTGGCGATTTGGGAGAGGATGTCGTTCATGCGGGTAAACTGCTGGCTGCCGTCGATCACGGTGTTGACCTGGGCTTGAAAGGCAGTGGAGAGATCACCACGGGCCTGGGCAGCCCCTTCAAGCTCGGTCTTGAAGTTCTGCGCGGAGACCTTTGCGGCGTTGGCATAACCGACTTGATTGCGCAGCTCGGCGTTCACATCGGCCTGCAGCTGGGCTTGCTGCTCCACCGAGCCAAACTCGGCCTGAGCATTCAGGGCGATCAGCCGTTGCTGGCTGAGCTGATCACGCTGAGCGGCCTGCTGCTCCTGCAACAGCTGACTGCGGAGGTTGCCAAGGCCCAGCTCTTCGGCGTTCGTCTGGCGAATCAGATCCAGGTTTTGCTGCGCCAGCGCCACCTGCTGCTGCGTTTCAGCGCTGCCCTTCTCGGCATTACGGGACTGTGCCTGCAAAAGGGCGATGCGAGCTTCAATTTCAGCCCGCTGGCCGGCTGCTGCGTTCTTCTGCTGCTCAAACGCCAAAGCCGCCTGCTGACCTTGCTGCTCCGTCACCAAAGCGCGGGCCTTGAGGTCAAACTCAGCCACGGTCTGGTTGAACTTGGCCTGCCCGTATTGCAGCTCTAGCGCCCGGCGCTGTTCGTCATTGGTAGCGAGCTTCTGCGCTTGCGCTAGCTCCTGATCCAGCAGGCTCTTGATCGTGTCGCTGCGGCCGATGGCGGCATCAGCGCGGACCTTGTTGATCTGGCCAACGAGGTTGTATTCCTGTTGATAGACCCCCAAGCGCTTTTCCTGCGCTTGCAGATTCAGCTTGTCCGCAGACAAGGAGGCCAGCTTCTGATTGCGTACATTGGTCTCAGCCTGTTGCGCTGCGGTTGCACCTTTGATGGCAGCGGCATTGGCTTCAATTAGCTTTTTCTTGGATGAATCTGCTTCTTTTGTCAGATTCTTTTGGCTACCGGTGGCATCATCAAGAGCTTTGCCGACTGCTGCCGCTGTTGCTGCACCCACGCCCAACGCAATGGCCACCTTGGCTGCATTGGCAGGGTTGAGGATGGTCTGCGCAATGGCAGCTGCGACAGCCAGCGCCTTCTGAGCCACTGCTGCTGCCTTGGTGGCATTGGCGATCAGGTAGAACGCCGCCGCAGCACTACCCACACCGGCAAACACCTGCACCAAGGTCTTGGTGTTTTCTGCCGCAAACTGCAGCGAACCGGTCAACCCCTGCACCGATTCCGTAACGGTCGGGAGCAGGGTTTCACCTAGCTTGATCTGCAGCTCTTCCCACGCATTGGCCAGCTTCTGAAAGCTTTGGGCACTGGTCTCAACGCCACCGCTACCGGCGGTCAATTCGTTAAGGCCCTTGGCAAAAGCAGGGAGAAACTCTTGAGCTGTCAGTTTCCCAGACTCAACCAACTTGACAAGCTGTTGTTGATTAATTCCAAGGCCTTGCGCTGCAGCTGCGAGCGCAATAGGTAGCCGCGAGCCTAGCTGTTCACGCAGCTCCTCAAAAGAAACAACGCCTTTTGAAGAAATCTGCTGCAAAGCCAAAAGGCTGCCGCTCACTGCATCACTGCTAAGGCCGAGGGCTTGGCCTGCTTTAGCGACAGCACCAAACACCTCTTGCTGTTCCTTCAGCGGGATGCCAGAAGCGCTGGCCGCAGCGGTGAAGCTACCAAAATCGTTGGACAGCTGCTTGTAGGAAAGGCCGAGCTGATCGGCTAAGCCTTTGGTGAACGCCAAGGCTTCAGCCGCGCCACCACTGCCCAAGGTGTTCTGCAGCTTGCGGGTAATTGATTCAAACTCCACCGCCGCTTGCACAGCATCCTTGATGCCAACAGCAAGACCAGCAAAGCCAACTGTTGCACCTACTGCTGCCGCTGCATCTTTTAGGCCAGAACCAACACTTGGTCCCAAACCACCACCAGAGCCTGCTTCAGCCTTTTGCCGTTCACGGGTGGCCTTGCTGATTTCTGTAGCGAGCTCTCGATACTTTCTGCTGCCGATCTCAACGAGGCGGATCTCCTGCTGCAGGCTGGTGATCCTGATGTCCAAGGCCGCCAGCGTGCCCTTGCTGGCTTTGGTGCCTAGCGCGTTCTCAATGCTGCGGCCGGCTTGCGTTGCTAGGCCCCGAACTTGCTCAATGCCAGCGCGGAAGGCTGTCGTGTCCAGCAGAACATCAAAGGTTGCCCGCCCGAGCGAATCCGCCACGCCTACGCCTTGCTGTGCCTAGAAGTTGCCCCTACTTCACCAGCTTTTGCAACGTGGTGAGTGCTGGCAGCCGGAACAATGCGGGCGTGATCCAATCCCTTGGCGGCATCTGATTGCCGGCCTTGGTGCGGTAACCCTGCAGCACGTAGACCGAGTAGTCCACGTTCCAGGTGTAGCGGTAGCTGAACGGTCCGCTCTTGGTCCGCACGATGCTTTGCCGCAACGCTCCGCTATCCACGATGTCGCGTGGGCTGCCGACGCTCTCGCGGCCTTTGCCCTTGCGGTTGAAGCTGCCGCGTGTGGCCCTGTAGGTGCTCGGCCAGGTGAACTGTTTGGTACCGATCTCTTTGGTGAACTGCGCCTCTAGCAGCTGGCTATAGCGCTCAAAGGCTCGCTCTAGGCGATCCTCAATCAAGGTTGCGTTGATCTCGATCTGCACGGCTACTCCTGCCGCACGGCATCAAGCACCACCACATGACCGACGTTGGCTTCCAGCAGCGCACCGATCCCGCCGCGTCCGTAGGCGCTGCGAGCCGCCACCAGCGTGACGTTGTAGGTGCTGCCGTTGTCAATCTCCAGCGTGCCGGTCATGCCTTCCAGCACGTCGTCATCCAGCAGTTGCGGATCGGTGACGTAGCCCTCGAAGCGTGAGGTGCGCACGTCCACGCCTGCAAAGTTTTGGCCGATCGTGGCACCGATCTCCTTGACGAACACCCGATAGCTGGCGGGCGTGGTGTTGCCAACCACGTTGCCGGTGTACGGGTTCACGGTGGTGCCCGCTGCGGGAAGCTGAAAGGTCAACTCCCCGTTGCTGAAGCCATCCAGCGGGCTAACCATCGTTTACGTCAGGGCTAAGGAGGGGTCGGTGCTGTGGCCTTGGTCAGGGTGTAGGCGCCGTAACCTTGGAGCGTGAAGCTCACGGTGGCGATACCGCCAGCCTCGATCGACTCGGAAAAGTCGGTGATGATGCCGATACCGGCGTGCTTTTCCACGGTGGTTACCGAAGCGCCAGGGTCGGGGGATTCCCGATACCACTTGATGTATTGCCCGGTCGGAGCGGCCAGGGCTGCATCCTTGAGCAGCTTGTAGCCAGCGTCCACGGTGTCCAAGTTCATGGTCATCGGGATGCTGTAGCTCTGGCTGGTAGCAACCGCCTTCTGGAAACCACCCGTGGTGCCGTAGTCGGTGACGGTTTGGGTTTCCGTGGTGCCCTCAATGCCTGCGTTGGTCAGGTTGAGGATCTCAGTCAGGCCAGAGTTGCTGCTGGGATGGGTGTCATCAGCTGTGGTGGCGTTGGCTATCCACAAGCGATAGCCGATCGCGGACATGAACGCCATGTGGCAGGTCCTAGATGGTCTGGCTGAACTTGCCTTTAGGAGCGCAGCAGCTGTG